ACTTTTGAAGGACTGATTAATTTATTTTCTGTTAAATCATTTTCAGATAATCTCATTACTATCCTTTGATATTCATCTGGGTATTCATTTCTAAGATGTGTGCGGATTTTATTTCTTAAACTTTTTGATATCTCATATATTTCTCTAAATACAGGATCACCTTTTGTATCATTTCTAACACCTTTAGCAGTGTCAACTAATTCAGTTGAATCTGTAAATAATTCTTCATATGAAGGTAATCTTTCTACACTCCATGAAACTTTTCCTGTTTCAGTATCAATATCAGTTACAGTAAATTTAGTATCACCATCTTTACTAAAAGTTACTTTTCCTATTTCTTGTTTTCTTTTTGGTATACCTGTATCTTTTTCTGCATCCTCAGAAGAACCTTCTTTAGCCATTTCATTGACTAAACTTTTAACAATTTCCTCAACTATACCTTCTACCTTACCCATGTGCTGTATTTAATTCTTCTAATAATGAATGATATTGAAGTAAATCAACTAAATGATTACTTTTAATATTAGTTCTTTTATTTATTTCTACAATTAATTTATCAATTTCTTGTAATTTAATTTTTGTAGCTTTATCTGTAACTTTTTCAGTTTGTTCTTGTATAGATTTCTTTATACTAACTATTTCTTTATTGAAGAATTTTTTTAATACGGGACCATTATCTGCTGAGTTAATAAATTCTTTTAGTATTATTTTTTGTTTTGAATTTAATTTATCATATTTAGTATTAAAATTTTCTAATATAACATGATAAGTTAATGTACGTAAATCTTTATCATATGATTTAAATTCAGCCAATACAGAATCTTTAATTTTTTTATTATCAACTGAACCGCCTGACACATGCTCTAATATATTAATTTTATTATCAACTACTTGTTGTGGGTTTGTAGATTTATCTGTACTATATATTTCTAATAAAGTATATAATGAAGCTTGTGCTTTATAATCAGATAATTTAGTTTTAAATAAATCTTCTAAATTATAATGATTTTTTAATTCTTTAATTAATCTATATTTTTCCCCTTTTAATTTTGTTCTGTTAATTTTCTTAGATTGTTCCAAAATAGTATTTAATACCATATTAGCTCTATGCTCTGACTGATTTTTAGTCTTAAACATAGTTTCATATAACTTATATTCTTTTCCTAATTCTGTATTAACAAAATATTCTTTTATTATTTTAATTGCCTTGGAAGTTTTTCCTGATAAAGTGTCACTAGTAATTTTCTTTACTAAAATTTCGAAAAGTATACCAGTGTTCTTAAACTTTGAATGTTTTATATACATCAATATTTATTTTTTTATAAATATACTAAGATTCTTGTTCCTTAATATTTGATTCATCAAGAAGCGACGATTTTGCCTTATCTTGCTCAAATACCATTTGTTTTTTATTAGGAATAGAATCTAACATACCTTTGTGTTGTAAAAATTGGGTATTACCCTCTAATGCTAATGGACTTTTATTACTATCATTATAATCTTTTTTCATACCTGCAGCACCTAATCTGTCTTTTCCAAAATTACCATCTTGAGAATTTCGTTTAGATACTTTTTCAACAGGTCTACCTAAAGGTGTTTTTTGATCTTTATCATAACCATCAGGCACATTTGCGGGATCAGAATACATTCTACCTGATCCATATAATGAAGCTAAGTCATGAGGTGTACCATATGATTTACCTGTTTCAATTGGATCATTACCTTCAGCTTCAATTTGTGTTGTTCTAAATTGACGTTTAGCATCCTCTCTAATTAAATCTCTATATTCATCAAATTGATCTTCACTTAAGTGGAATATATGTTCATAAATCCAATCTGTTGGTAACAATTTAGTTTCCATCATTTGAGCAGCTAAATCAACTTTTTCTTTCATTAGTGCTATTCTTTCTTGATCATAAATTATAGAAGGATTAGTTAATGATAATTCAAAATTACCTAATTGTTCGTCTCTATAACCTTGAGTATATAAATGTACTAATGCAATTTTATATAATTCTGAAACTACAATTCTTTGTATACGTTCTATTGTACGAGCAAATCTAATGTCTTGAGCAGCTAATGTAGCTTTACCATCTGCATTTTCATCATAACCCATAAATTGTTTAGGTACTTTTAAAGCTGCAAATAATTTATCTCTTAAATACTCAACATCTTGAATTCCATCCCACTGTAAACCATTTAAGTTTTCTATTTTAGTTGCTTGATCATTTCCTCTAACTGGTATATAAAAATCTTCTAATATGTTTTGCATATTATATTTTAAATTATATTCACCAGTTTTTTCATCTACAAATGGAGTACGTTTTAATTTACTTAAAGTTTTTTCCATAAATGCATCTACTTCATTTGGAGGTATTGCTCCAACATTCATATAAAAAATACGTTTTTCAGGTGCACGTACAATTCTATGAATTAACATTGCATCCTCCATTAACGTATATTGTTTAAATAATTTTCTAGCTGGTTCAATATATGATCTACCATAAGGTAAAAAGTTCATATCAGATAATAATCTAAAATGAGCCATTTCATAATTATCAAATATTATACCTGATGCTTGATCACCAGAATTAGGTACGTTGTAATAACCATATGAAGAAGTTGAAACACCATCTGGTTCAAATCTATATTTAACTTCTGATGGATTGGACATTTTTTGTTCATCTGTATCCCATCCAACTCTACCTTCAATTCTTTCAATATGAAATGCAGTATAAGGTATTACATTATAAACACCAAATTTTTCAGCAATTTCTAATTTTAAGAAAAAATCACCATACTTACACATATTACGAATCCAAGGCCATAGATTAAATTCAATATTTAAAACATCGTAAAATAAATTATATAGAATTTTTTGTATATCTTCATCAGCAGATTTAATTGCTAAAACTTCACCCATATCATTTTTAAGAGTAGATTCATCAGCAACAATATCTAATGCTGATGCTATAATAGCATCCATATCCATTGCATCATAATCAGAATATAATAATGGACGCATAACTTGATAGTTAAATGCTGCTTGTTGTCCATATATTGAAGTTCCTGAATTTGAATAGATTCTATTAAATCTATCAACTAATGAATTTGTTTCTAAAGTACCTGTTTGTTGTGCTTTATTAACATCAAATACCTTAAGTTGATTACCTCCAGCATTACGTATTACTACATCCGTTGAAAACAATCTTCTTAATCTTGAAAATAAACCTGTGTCTGCCATTTTATTTATTTATAAATATAATATTTATTACCCTACTAACCAACTTATATCGTGATCTTTGCCACCTAATTTAACTTTATATGGGTTTTCTACACTAGAACCAATAGATCCATAACCCCCACTATACTTAACCTTATTACTTTTTACACTACCTAATGCCGCTCTTGCCATATCTAAACTTTGTTGTTGGAACTTCAATGAAGTGTCACGTAGGAACATACCAATCCCAAATGACATAACCAAGTCATCATTGTAGCCTCTTTGAGCTTCTGGTCTTCCATTACGCCAAACGAATACTTTCATTTCTTCTAATAAACGTTTTGAACGAATAGTTACTGACTTATCACCAACAAATTCTCTAAATTTATTAATACATAAAGGTCTTGTTCTCATAGACATAGTAAAACCAGGTACCATTTCAGAATTACCTTCATATACTCTTAAGTATGATTCAGCTGTCATTTTGTCTGTTTTAGGTGACTAATATAAATTTCTATACCCTCTTTCTTTAATTGCATCTAATGTAGCCCAACCTATATTAGCATTTTCAACTACTAACATAGCATTATTATACTCTGTAGCTAAACCAGTTAAAAAATAACCAAATTCTTTAGGTGGTAATTGTCCTTTATACTCTGCTACTTGAGTATTTGTTTCAATATCAATAACATGACATGCAGAAAAATCTTTACCATCACCTCTAGCTACGTCAGCTGTAACCATATATTCTCTAGAATAATCAGGTGATTCCCAAACCCATAAATTTTGGTCTACACCTCTTCTTTCTAATGGTTTTTGTATTGTTGTTTGTTGAATAAATTCAATCCATTCAGAGTAAAATACTATATCACCTGATGTGCTAAAATCACAATCACATTCTTGTGCTGCCATTCTAGGATCCCCTAATAATTCATCTTGTCTATCTCTCCATGATTGATCTCTTTCTGGATGTACAAACCAAGGTAATTTAATTGGAACAAAATCATTTTGATTACTTTCTGCTGATGTCCATGTTTTATGAAACCAATTTCCAGTACCATAAGGTGTACTTAATACTATAGCACCACCACCTGTAGCTAATGTTTGTTGTGCTGAAGCCCATATTTCACCAATTTGGTCAATAAAGGCTGCCTCATCAATTAATAGTAAAGATACTGCTTCTGATCTACCAGCATCTGAACTTGCGGATGTTGCTTTAATTATTGAACCATTATTTAATCTAAGAGATAGTTTATTATTTTCCTCAGCTGGTATTTTTAACCATGAAGGTAAATTATCATACATAAATTTTACCTTTGTAACCATGTTACGAGCTGTTTCTTGCTTAGTTGCAATACATAGTATATTTTTATCCTTATGGAATAACATTATCCATAAAGAATAACCTGCTGATAAGGTTGATAAACCTAATTGTCTAGATTTAAGAATAATTGAGTAAGGATTTTCTTGCATTAAATGCAATACTTTTTCTTGGAAAGGAAATAAATTAAATAATATTCTACCTCTTTGTGGATGCTGAATATTACAATATTTTTTCATAAAATGTGCAGGGTCCTTAGCACATTTAAGATATTCTTGTCTTATTATTTTTTTTAAATCCCCGCTCATGTTGATTTTTAGGTGGAACTATTATTTCTTTCTAACTTTTTCTATTGATCTTCCTCCGAAGTAAGCACCAATAACTGTTATTAGTACTAATTGTAGTAAATCTGTCCATTTTTCTTCAACAGTAAAATTAATGGTTCCAGCATCAATGAATATCATAAGAACAGTAGAAACAACTAAAAATACTAAAACCATAGGTCTTACATTTTTACTTAACCAACTGTCTGACTTCATATCTGAAGCCCATCTGTCAGTTATATTTTGTTCCATTTTAGCTTCATGTTCTACTATTAAAGCCTTAATTTTTTGTTCTGCTACTAATTTTTCTTCTTTTGATGTATGTAAGCTATCTATAACTCCTCCTACACCTTTTACTAGGTCAGCTGCGCCGCCTGAAAATATTTTTGATAAAATTCCCATAACTATCTTTTAGTTTCTAATAAAGATTCTAATTCTTTCTTTATTTTATTTAATTCTCTTAATCTATCTTTTAATTTTTCTTTTTCTGATCCTTCAGGAGTAGCGGAATATTTTTTAACTACTTTTTTCATTTCTTTCTGTACATCAGCTAATTTATAACCAATTTTAGATAATGGTTCTCCTTTTAAATCACCTGCTTTTGGCTCTTCATCTTCTTCCTTTAGTTTTCTAGGATCATACATTACAATTTCATCATATGCTTTACTAACATCACCTTTATATAATTGTTTTACAATTCTTTTACCTAAATACTCTAATTCATCATCATTTAATGAATGAGGTCTACCCATATTTTCTAAGTAAGCCTGACCTATATCTTGAAAGTCAGCATAAGAATCATCTTCAAATACAGCAGTTGGTTCAACTGGAACATTGTATTTGTCAATTACACTATCATCGTAAGTGTGATTAACATATCCATCATCTTGATATTTATCTGAGTCATTACCTTCCTCTATACCTGCATCTTTTTGTAATTTAGCTGTTTTTTCTAACTCAGCATTATAATCCTTTTGAGCTTGAACATCCTCTTGATCTACTGCTTCTAGTATGTCAATTATTTCTTCTTTAATTTGAGCTTTAAATTCTGATTTTTTCATTGTAAGAATATTTTGTTATAAATATCACGAAAAAACTACTGATTTAACAGTTTTTATACGTTCTTCAGTATTACCTTGAATTGTTGTATATTTAACATTATTCCAATCTAATATTTCTAATATTTTTTTATTAATATTATCTCTATATATTATGTCAGTTTCTCTAACTCCATTATCCTCCATCTTAACACCTACAGGAGATACATAAAATAAATGATCATAATCATCAATTAGATTCGATAATGCAGCATTTAAAAAATATGATTCATTAGCATTCATTGATTTTGATAATGCACTAAATGCCATAACATCAACAACAGTTCTATCTGTTATAATTTTATCACATAATAATTCACTTGCTCTTTCAGCTGCAAATACAAATTGTCCTTTTAATGTTGAGTCAGTATTTAATGGTATTCCCATATCCATTAAATGTTTTGAACGCTCAGTTCTTGATTTATAATCTTTAAATTCAGGTAATTTAGCTAATTCATTAACTAATGTAGTTTTACCTACTGACATAGTGCCGCAGAATCCTATTTTCATAACTTAGTTTTTTATTAATATACGAAAGAATTATAACTCTTCCAAATTTTTATTTCTATCTACATCCCAATAATAATCTGAATGTTCGTAATTATCTTTTATTGGTTTTTGTGAATCACCAGGTTTTACTCTATAACTATCAGAATCAAAATGTTGTGTGGACACTTCAAATATAGTAGCTCCTTCTGTAAGTGCTTTCATTTGATGTGGTTGACCAGGTAGTAAATGAATACAATCACCTTCTTCAATTGGTAGTGAATGTTCTTTAGATGTTTCAGTGTCAATGTATTTGTATATAAATGAACCTTTAGAAATATACCATGCTTCATCTTTTAATAAATGAAAATGCATTGAAAATTCTTTATCTTTCTTAAATACTAATAATTTACCACAGTATTTTTCATTGTTAATAATCCATAATTCATGACCCCATGCTTTTTCATGTTTATCACCCTGATATGGTTGCGCTTGTAATGTATGTTCTCTCATATTTTTAACTTTTAAGACATATAGTGTCTATATTAATTTTATATATTTTATACCCTAATGATTTTAAAAATTCATCTGTTTGTTTTATTTTTTCTTGAGGTATATTTAAATGTTCGTATTGAATATATTTTAAAGTATCAAAATGTTGTGGTTTTAAACTCTGGATTAAGTCACAATCTAAACTTTCTACATCTAACCTTAACCAATCATATTTATCTTGTTCTAATAAATAATTAAGAGACTCACACTCTATACTAGTTTGATAAATATCATTTTCAGATATATTTTTATCTAATAAATAATTTTTATCTAATGAACTTAATCCAATTTGGCTAGCATAAATAAAAAATTCTCTTGTTTCTTTTTTTGTACTAACTCCTTTATTTAAAAATTTTACATTTGAATATTTACTAAATGAATTAACTAGTGTTTTATATTCTTTACTTTGAGGTTCAATTAATAATGCTTTAGTTTGATTTTCTACTACAGCATCTAACCATTCTCCATAAGATCCTCTACCAGCACCTACTACTATTCCATTTTTTAAATTATTGCCTACTATACAAGTATGAAATATATCCTCAATTGGATCATTAAAAAACGGTCTTGACATTACTTTTTTAATTAAACGATTATTTTTAGTAGTAATTTCTACATCATTATTACGTAAATTATAAGTACACCAATTAAGTGGTTCTAAATCAATAGACCATTCTACTACTTTATTATATGTGTTTAAAAAGCTTACTTTTAAAGGTAATTCTTTTTTAGGAATAAAGTTAGATATTGTTGAAGAAATTTCAACAAACCATTTACTATCTTGTTTTTCTACTTTTATAGGAAGATTCATTTAGTTTCTATACGTTTCTCCTTTAGGTGCTGATTGTTTATACCAAGGTAAACCTTCTCTTTCTCTCATAATTTCTTTAAAATCTTCTTCACTATAAGGAATACCAGATAAAAAATATCCTTTTTTAAATTTACTTTGTCTTGATAATGGTACAATAGCTGGATCATCATACCTATGATGTTTAAAATGATCTTCACCTTCCATTTTAATTAAGTAATGTCTAGCACCACCATATTTAATAACTTTTTCTTCAAATAATTTTGCTTTGTCTGAATATTTTTTTCCCATGTTTATTTATTTAATTTATTAGTATTCTCTTTTGGCATTGTTATC